AAAATATCCAAAAGTTAATTTCATTATGAAATCACGTAATGAAGGGCCGGGAATGGCACGCCAAGATGGTATAAATGCTACAAATGGTTCTCATATTTTATTTATAGATACTGGAGATTATATTTTATCTAAATATGCTATATTGCAAGTAATACTTACTATTCTTTCAGATACTACGCCTTATCTATATTTATGGCGTTGGTTGAATGCGGAATGGAATAGCTATTCTGGTAATACATTACATTGTTTGCATGGAGCAGTTTATGAAAGAGAATTTCTGGAATTATATAATATTCATTTTTGCCCTGAATCTTCTTATGCTAACGAAGATGTCGGATTTAATCGTGCATGTATGCTTGTAATTAAACAATTAAATTTATATGATAATACAATTAAATTACATTTTTATGGTACGCCTATATATATGTATACATATGATAAAAATTCTATTACTCATATTAATAATAAGGAATATATGTATACAAAACAATTAAAAGGATTATTGTTAAATGAGCGGCATGTAATTAAAATTGCCAAGAAAAATAAAATTAATTCTTTCTTTATATGGGAGGATATTAGTTTTGTAATGGTACGCTTGTGGTATGATTTTTGGTATCTTATGAAATATGCGCCAGAAACAGGACAAGAGCATTGGAATCTTTTACGCGAATTTTATCGTGATTTATATAAAGTATATCAGCATAATGATACTACAACGCAGCAACATGCTATTGGAATTTATACAAAACAATTGCAAAAAATTGGCGTAGCTCATATAAATTTTTCACGCTTTCTAACCGATCTTGAAAATGCAGAATATATACCAGCTTTATACTTTGACTTTTAATCAAAATTATGTTATAATAAATACATAAAGAAAAAACCTGCGGTCTTGACAAAAGACTAAGATGAAAAGGAGAAAAAATATGGCTAATACTTTTATGAACGCGATGAAGTCCCAGAATAATTTTAAGCTTACAGAGAATCAAGCAGTAGCTAAGAAGTCAACCATGTCTAAGCTTTATGACCTATTTGCTCTTGGCGGAGCTTACCGTACCCGTAGTGAGAGTGATTGTGTGCTTCTCTTTAAGGAAGCCTATATGGAGAGCCCTCGATATGCGATGAAGTGCCTGACGTACCTCAGAGATATTTTGGAGGGTCAAGGCGAGCGTCGTTTCTTCCGTGTATGCCTGCATTGGCTTGGTAATAACTATCCTGAAGCCGCCCGCCAGAATCTGCGTGAGTGGGTAGATGGTAACTTTATCCGTTGGGACGACCTGTTTGTACTCTTCGATACTCCTGTTGAGCGTGAAGTAATGGCACTCATTCGTCATCAGCTAACCCGCGATATGGCTATTTATAATGATGATCCTCGGGCATCGGTATCTCTTTGCGCGAAGTGGATGCCTTCCGAGAATACATCTAGTGCTACTACTCGTCATAACGCTCGCCGCGTTATGGCTGCTCTTGAGCTTACTCCTCGTGAGTATCGTAAGATGCTCTCTATGCTGCGTGAGCGTATTAAGGTAGTAGAGCGTCTTATGTCTCAGAACCGTTGGGAAGAAATTGACTTCTCTAAGCTTCCTTCTCGCGCTGGTCTTATCTATCGTAATGTGTTTAAAAGTAAGGGCCTGATTGCCGAAAAGTACAAGGCTTTTGCACAGGATAAGACTACTAAGGTCAATGCTGGTACTCTATATCCTTATGATGTAGTGGCGGCCGCCCTTAAGTGTATGGGTAATGGTTACGGTGAGCCTGCCCTGAACGATACCGAGCGCCTTATGGTAAACAAGTATTGGGACAACCTTACTGATTACTTTAAGGGCGCAACTCTCAACGCTATGGTAGTTTGCGATACCTCTGGGTCGATGACTTGGAGCGGCAATGGCACCGTAAAGCCTATTGACGTTGCTGTATCTCTTGCACTCTATACCGCAGAGCGTGCTAAGGGGCCTTTTGCAAATCACTATATCTCCTTCAGCCATACTGCTCGTCTAGTTGAGACTAAGGGTGTGGATTTTTGCGATAAGGTAGCACGCATCGTAAGTACCAATCTTTGTGAGAATACTAATCTACAAAGCGTATTTGACCTAGTGCTAAATACTGCGATGCAGAATAATGTTGATCCAGAAGATATGCCTAAGACTCTTATCGTCGTAAGTGATATGGAAGTTGATTCAGCAACTGGGCACTATGGTTATCAAAAGACGGACTTTATGTCTTCTATTCGTCAGAAGTGGGAAGCTAGGTGCGGCGGCTGGTATGATTTTCCCAACCTTGTGTATTGGGATGTCAATGCTCGCAATAACACCTTCCTTGAGGATTCTAAGACTGGCGTAACCTTCGTAAGCGGTTGTTCTCCTGTACTATACGAGCAAATTATGTCTGGTAAGACGTCTATAGATCTAATGCTTGAAAAACTAAATAGTGAGAGATATAACGCTATTCACTAAACTTTTCTATCATTATGGAAGAAAATATAAATAAATATCGTTATAATTACCACTTATCTAATGGAGGTGAGTGGTAATTATGGTTACTCTTATAGATTTAACAGGAAAGAAAATAGATAAATTATTAGTATTAGAAAAAGCTTTGCCGCATAATAATCACGTTTGGTGGAAATGTCAATGTGATTGTGGAAATATATGTGAAAAAAGTAGCGAATATTTACGTTCTAGCACTCGACCGCGGGATTGTGGATGCTCTAAATTGAAAAATATTAAAAAGAAAAAAGCAGAAGAACGTTATAATAAACTAGTGGGACAACGATTTGGAAGATTATTAGTAGTTTCTCGTACAGAAAGAACTGCGGGAGAAAAGAAAATTCCAATTTGGCTTTGTAAATGTGATTGTGGTAACTATAAAGAAGTTCCAAGTTATAGCCTTTTAAAAGGTCATACTCAATCTTGTGGCTGTCTTATTATAGATAATAAATGGGTTGATATTACAGGGCAAACTTTTGGAAGATGGACTGTTCTTAAACGAGATCCTAATAATCATAAAAAATGGATTTGTAAATGCGAATGTGGAACTGAAAAATCGGTGGATGGATATAACTTAAGAATTGGTCAAACACAATCTTGTGGTTGTATTAATTACTCTATCGGAGAATATAATATAACCCAATTATTAAAGACTAATAATATAAAATTTATTAAAGAATATACTAATTCAGAATTACAGTTAAAACGTTTCGATTTTGCTATTTTGAACGAACAAGAACAAATTGTTCGTTTAATTGAATTTGATGGTGAACAGCATTATACAGAACGTAATCGTTGGAATAATAGTGATTCTTTAAAAACGATTCAACAGCGCGACAAAGAAAAAAATCAATATGCACTTTCTCATAATATTCCGCTAGTCCGTATTCCCTATTGGGAACGAGACAAGATTACTTTAGAAATGATTATGGGAGATCAATATTTAGTCAAAGAATAAATGGCGCGAAAGCGCCCTTCTTTTTTTTTGACTTTTTTTCAAATTTATGGTATAATATATTTACTAAAGGGAAA